GTTTAAATGGGACGAGTGGGAGTATACTACCCTCGTCGAGGTGGTGGCCCTTCAAGAGCCATTCAAGATCCGAACGATCTCCATCTCAGATGGACCCACCACAGCAGCGGGTTCACGTCTCCAGAAGAGACTGCACGGGACGATGCGGCATTTCCTGCCCTTCCAACTTATCGGTGGTGTTTCAGTTGAGGATGCCCTCCGGTCCATCAAATGGTCACCTGGGGAGGCATTTGTATCAGGTGATTACTCTGCAGCGACAGATCGCTTATCTGTGAACGCGACGAAGATTGTTTTCGACGAACTTATGAAGTACGTCTATATTGATCCTGAACTCCGTCACAGACTGGAGACATCGCTCATGAGGTCTTTTCTGAAGTACGATAAAACCCTGGATTCCTTGAAGAAGAGTGTTCCTCCCGAGGTGTATAAGAAGCTGTGTACACAGCTACCTTTTCACACTTTACAGACCAATGGTCAGTTAATGGGTAACATTCTCTCCTTCCCCATACTCTGTATAATTAACATGGCTGGATATATCACTGCGGGCCTTCAGGCCTTCTATGATTTCCTTCCTTCTGATTATCGTGACATGGATGAAGAACTGCGCCTCCTCATTACAGAGGAGGGTAGGAAGTATCTCCGTCCCGAATTTCAACATGCCCTTGATGTTCTCATTGACCCCTTTAAGAGACTGGACTTAAATCGTTTCCCCGTTTTGGTTAACGGTGATGATATACTGTTCCAGATCAAACGTGAGGGATGCGAGTATGAGACGTGGCGTGATCAGATTGCAGAGTTAGGCTTTAGGATTTCTGTTGGTAAGAACTACGTTTCAGATAAATTCCTGACGATTAATTCCCAACTGTTCCTTCCGGAGTCGATTGCCGACACCGTCGTCTTCACCGAGGTCTTAAGACCCTGGTGGGGGGGTTTACTCCCTGATTTCGTCCGCGCTCGCGGTCAGATCAAGAGATGGTTTGGTGAGGATGTTATAACTGCCGATGCTCGTGTTATCTGTTCTCGTGTACAGTCTAAATGGCTGGCTTCCCTGCCTGAAGACCTACGTGAGAAAGGAAATGAGCTTTGGTTTTCAGTCTTTATATCATCCGGACTCCTTGATCCCTATAAGGGACTCAATTGGTATCTCCCTCTTCAGTATGGAGGCTTAGGTCTCAATCCACTGGGTAGGACGTCCACACGAGTTACCTATAACCAGAAGAAGCTCGCCGTCAGGATGGCGTTACATAGGGATGGACTTGTTGGTCCTCCCTCTCTCGCACCTGATGGCTCCCTACCTTCCGATCCAGTGCGTCGTATAGTTCAGAACGCATTGACTACACGGAAGGTAGTAGGGGAGAAAGTACTGTCTTCGGATGGTCGGACCTTTGTATTTGATACGGTCGAGCCGATCCGAGTCAGGTATGACTCTGAAAAGGGGCTGCAACTTCTGTATCGGGGTTATGAAACCGTCGATTCGTATATGCAACATACCACCTTAATAGAAAGCTGGTTGGACTATCATACTCTTGGAGTTAGATTGAATGCTGATGATATCGCGAAGAAGGTTTCCCGACTTTTAAAGTGGGGAATGAATCTTAACGATAAAACAGCCGATCACTACTTTCCAAAGTTAGATGGTCGTCCCGTTGTTCGAACACTGGCGAAGCCTACCTATTTCACGGGTGGCAACGACGGTGTGTGGAGGAGGGTCGTAGCGTGACAGTGAGGGGTCACTACGCACTTCCGAGGTCAACCTTTGCGTTAAGGTTTGAACCTTCCTCCCGACTTACATTTTACAACGAAAAGTCCTTCGTTGACTGGGTTTTACGCCCCCAGTAAG